ATCACAGGTAGCAATTTCTAAAAGATTAGGTGTGCCACTCGAAGAGTATGCGAAACAATTAGCCGCGAAGGAGGTATAAGCATAATGAATAAAAAACAAACTGAGACTAAAACAGTTAAAACTTCCCGCGTGAGCGAAACTAGGGTCAAAAATGAAAGACCTGCAGTTTGGACTCCACCCTCATCTCTAGATTCACCGCCTGCACCAGACGGGTATCGACATAGATGGATAAGAACTGAATCAATGGGTTTCGATGATACTCAAAATGTTTCAGGAAAAATGCGTTCCGGATGGGAATTTGTAAGAGCAGATGAATATCCGAATGACAATTATCCAAGCGTTGATACTGGTAAGTATGCAGGAATGATAGGAGTTGGCGGCCTTGTGCTGGCAAGGATCCCTGAAGAAATCGCAAAGTCGCGTGAAGCGTACTTTAACAACTTAACTGCGGAAAGAAATGAAGCAGTGAATAACGATCTCATGAAGGAACAGCATCCAAGTATGCCGATTAATAATGATCGACAGACTCGTGTAACTTTTGGTGGTTCAAAAGACTAAAATTTTTTAGGAATTTTTACCCATCATTTTATTCAACTAACCCTTTAAGGAGGAAAACAATATGGCTAATCAAGATGCCGCATTTGGTTTCAGAGCAATGGGAAAACTAGGTAGTAGTGTTAATAACATGGCTACAAGTGAATACAAAATAGCAGACAACGCTAACCTCGCTTTATTTCAAGGTATGATTGTCGGTAATGCTAGTGGTGTTATTACAGCAGGGACTGCAACTTTAGCAGCTAACCTTGGTGTTTTAAACGGTGTGTTCATAACTAAAGATCCATCAACTGGGAAACCAACTTTTAAAAATCAGTATTCACAGACTAATGTGGCTGCTGGTGAAACAATAACTGCGTTCGTATACGACGATCCTAATACTCTGTTTGAAGTACAAGCAGGTGGAGTTCTAGCACAGGCAGCACAAGGAAATAATATTGACTCAGCAGGAGTAGCAGGAAGTGCCATTAATGGCAGATCCACATCTACTACGGCTTCGTCGGTTACAGGTTCTGGTGCTACAGCACAGTGGAGAATTATTAGACCGTCTTCGGACCCAGAAAACAATGACATCGCCTTAGCGAATTGTAATTATGTAGTTAAATTTAACGAGCATCTTTACCTTACGACTACTGGTGGTGACGCATAATAGCAGGAGGAATATATGGCTATATCAAGAGGACAACTAGCAAAAGAGCTAGAGCCAGGTCTGAATGCATTATTCGGACTTGAGTACAAAAACTACGAGAATCAACATTTGGAGATTTTCGACAAGGAATCATCTGACAGAGCTTTTGAAGAAGAAGTAATGTTAAGTGGTTTCGGATCTGCTGGAGTTAAGCAAGAAGGATCTGCTATCGGTTATGACGATGCGCAAGAGACTTTCACTGCACGTTACACTCATGAGACAATTGCTCTCGCTTTTTCTATTACAGAAGAAGCAATTGAGGATAACTTGTATGACAGCCTTGGTTCACGTTATACCAAAGCACTTGCAAGATCTATGGCAACAACAAAACAAGTTAAAGCTGCAAACGTACTAAACAACGCTTTTAACTCAAACGTTACAGGTGGGGATGCAAAAGAGCTTTGTGCTACTGATCACCCTACTTTAAACGGGACAGTTAGTAACACGTTGACTACGGCTGCTGACCTTAATGAGACATCTTTGGAGCAATCGTTAATTGACATTGCTAACATGACAGATGAAAGAGGCTTAAAAATTGCTGCAAAAGGAGTAAAAATGATTATTCCTTCTGCTTTACAATTTACTGCTGAAAGACTGATGAAGTCTTCTCAAAGAGTTGGTACTGCAGATAATGATATCAATGCGGTCAAATCAATGGGGATGATTCCTCAAGGTTATGTAGTGAATAACTACCTAACTGATACTGACGCATTCTTTATCAAGACTGATGTTCCTAATGGAATGAAATACTTTGAAAGAGCAGCTTTAAAAACTGCTATGGAAGGTGATTTCGATACAGGTAACATGAGATACAAAGCTAGAGAAAGATACAGCTTCGGCTTTTCTGACTATAGAGGTATCTTCGGATCACCAGGAACTGCTTAATTTTTAATTAAGTAATCTAATTTAAAGGGGGCTTCGGCCCCCTTTTTATTTGCATATTGCTATTTAAAAGCGTATAATCCAAACACTGCATATTTAATTTAGTTAATATAGACTCGTGCAGTAGACACTCTCAGGACTATGTTAACGGAAAAACGGAGAAACAATTATGGCAACAACAACTTTTAATGGTCCAGTAAGATCAGAAAAAGGCTTTCAAGTAGCAACTAAAAACACAGCTACAGGAGCTATTACAACTAGACAAAGTTCAGGCATGCCTGACCTAACTGGTTTATCAATCGCAGATGTAGGAACAGCAACTAATTTAACATTAGCGGCTAATACTATTTCAGTAATAAATTATACAGGTGCAGCAGCTGCAACTTGTACATTACCAGCAGCAACTCGAGGTTCAATTGTAGTTTACTGTCAATCAAAAGACACCACTGGTGGAACAGCTACATTAATTTTTGATGCAGCAGGTTCTGACGTTTGGGCAACTGGTTCAGTAATTGAATCAAGAGGTTCAAGTGAAGTAACTTTTGATACTTCTGCAGCGAATGAAACTAAAATGACTTTTACCCCAGCTAATGCAACAACTAACTTGTTAACTACTGGTGGACAAATTGTTTTCATTTGTTATGAACAAGGTACATGGCACATTGCAACAAAACTAGCAGCAGAAACTACTCAAGTTACTGGTGCATTTGTTTTCGCAGCATAATAAATAATAATTTTAGAGGGCCTAAGGGCCCTCTTAATTTAGGAGATAACAATGAGTTCAGACTTACAATCAAAATATTTTGCGCCAGTTACCGCTGCAGATCCAAATGGAATTTGTCAAGATCAAACAAATTCTAGTGGCGCAGCATTAAGTTTAAATGGCGCTTTACAATCTGCTAGTGCAACTATTCCTTTTGGAACAGGACAAGCACAAAAAATAACTATTGAAGGTAGTGGTAATAACGCCGGTATAACTTTCGCTATTGTTGGCACTGATTCAGATGGAGTAGCAAATGGTGAAACAATTACTGGACCAAACAATGCAACTGTCACTAGTGTAAATTTTTATCAAAAAATAGTATCTATAACTTCAAGTGCTGCCGTAACCGGTAATGTTGAAGTAGGTAACGTTGGAACTGCTGTATTTACAGTTAACGTTGGTAGAACTAGATTAAAAGGTTTTACAGGAACTGGTGGCGATACTGCAGGTGACTTTATTTTTAGAAATGCATCAACAACTGGAACAGTTAAGTTTCAGCAAAGAATTTCAGGTGCTATTGAATCTGTTTCTTATTATATGCCTGAAGACGGTATTGTATTTAAAGATGGATTATACCTAGAGAGCGCTACTGACGTAGCAGACGGTATAAATATACTGTTCACAGGATAGGGGTCTAAATGGCAACTTCCGGTACTAATAATTTTGAAAGTACTTTTGTTTTAGACGAGGTATTTCAAGAGGCCTACGATCGTGTAGGTATTAAAGAAATTACAGGTTATCATTTAACTTCAGCTAGACGTTCTTTAAACATAATGTTGCAAGAATGGGCTAACCGAGGTTTACATCATTGGGAAATAGGTGAGACCAGTATAGATTTAGTTGAAGGACAAGAAGAATATAAATTTTTTAGAAGCACTGCAGATGGCACAAGTGCTACAACTTTACCTACTAATGGTTTATACGGATTTGAAGATATTTTAGAAGCAACTTTTAGAACAGATAGAACTACTACTACTCAATCTGATTCTGCTATGAATAAAATTAATCGTTCTATTTATTCTGCATTAGCTAACAAATTATCTAAAGGTACACCTAATCAATATTATGTACGTAAGTTTGCAGACTATGTTAGTGTAACTTTTTATCCAACCCCGGATGCAACTGCGGCGGCACAAAATGCCCATATATATTTTGTTAAAAGAATCCAAGATGCAGGAGCCTATACTAAGGAAGTAGACGTCCCTTACCAGTTTGTACCATGTATGGTATCAGGCTTAGCTTATTATTTATCACAAAAGTATAACCCACAATTAGTACAACAAACTAAGGCTTTATATGACGAAGAATTATTAAGAGCTTTAACTGAAGATGGTTCTTCAACTAGTACTTTTATAACACCGGCGATTAATTATTATGGCTAATTTTGCAAGAGGTAAAAAAGCATTAGCAATTTCTGATAGAAGTGGCATGGCTTTTCCATACAATGAAATGGTTAAAGAATGGAATGGTGCATTTGTACACTTTTCTGAATTTGAAGAAAAACACCCACAACTACAACCACGCGCTAGAATTAATGATCCACAAGGTTTAAAAAATGCTCGTCCAGCAAGAACAGAAAACCCAGCATTAAGATTATTAGAATTAAATCCATTTGAAACAAGAGTTGCCGGATCAGGAGACATAAATGTTTTTGAACCAGGACACGGCAGAACAGCCGGCGACACGGTAAGATTTTATGGACCAGCTACAACTGGAACCGGAACTAATCCACCAACTGATACAACAACTTTAGTTAGAAGCTATGGTTTACCTTTAAGCTTTGATGGTGTTACTGGTGCTAACCTTGGTCGTGCTGCAGGTTACACTATTACTTTAGGTAGAAAAGATGCTAGCGGTAATATTAAAACTACGCCAGCAGATGAAGACACAAGAACAAATTTTTATCATTTTACAGTTGCAACAAACACTGCTACAACTGGAAGTATAAATGGTGGGGGCGATTTAATTTCATCGGGTCCCGTAACATTAGTAAGTTAGGATTATATGGCATTTACATTAACAACACTAAGAACTGCAATTAGAGATTATACTGAAGTAGATAGTAATGTACTAACTGACAGTATTCTTAATACCATTATTTTAAATGCTGAAGCTAGAATATTTAGAACCGTAGATGCTGATGCTAATAAGTTTTATGCAACTTCAGAAACGGTTATTGGAATTAGATATGTGACAGTGCCTACCGGCACGAGAATTATTAGGTCTATTCAAATCACTAATCCTACTACTTCTGATCAAGTATATTTGAAACAAGTAGATCAATCATTTTTAGCAGAATATGCTCCAGATTATGATAATGTTAGTGATAGAGGAATACCAAAATATTACGCACATTGGGACGAAGATAACTGGGTAGTGGCGCCAACGCCAGATGCAGCTTATTCTTTAACCATGGCTTATGTAAAACACCCAGAAACCATTACTACTAGTGAAGGTTCAAGTACTGATTTATCTACTTTTACCCCAGATTTATTATTATACGCATGTTTAGTTGAGACATTTAAATACTTGAAAGGTCCTGAAAATATGCTACAACTATATGAAGCTTCTTATGCAGAAGCGGTACAAACGTTTGCAGCCCAACAACAAGGGCGTAGACGCAGGGACGAATACAGAGATGGTGCAATACGTATCCCTATCCAATCACCATCACCATAAAAATTTTAAGGAGACAACAATATGGCAAATATTATACCTACAGCTTTTAAAACAAACCTTTTATCAGGCACACATGACTTTGCAAATGGCGGAAATAGTTTTAAATTAGCTTTGTATACCGCTAATCCGTACAGTGCTTCGTCTACAGTCTATCTTGCTGGAACCGGTAATGACGAAGTTAGTTCAACTAATACAAGTTATACTGCTGGTGGACAAACATTAGATAGTCAAGCGGTAGCAGCAACTAGTACAACAGCACACGTTGATTTTGCAGATGAAACTTTTTCATCAGTAACATTAACGGCGGCTTTTGCAGCTATTTATAATGACACTAATAGTGATAAACTTTGTTTGGTATTAGATTTTGGTGGAAATAAAACTGCAACTAACGGCGACTTCGTAGTGCAATTTCCAACAGCTAATGCTTCTGACGCTATTATTAGAATAGCATAAAGGATAAATAATGGCTTTAGTCTTAAACGACAGAGTAAGAGAAACTAGTACAACTACTGGCACAGGTGCAATGGCACTTGGCGGTGCAGTTGTTGGGTTTCAAACTTTTGCCGCAGGTGTTGGTAATTCCAATACTTGTTATTATGCTATTAGTTTACGAGGTGGTGCTGAATTTGAAACTGGTCTTGGTACCTTAGATGGTTCTTCAGCTAATTTAACTCGTACAACAGTATTCCAAAGTTCTAACAGTGATAATCCAGTTAGTTTTTCTGCAGGTACTAAAGATGTTTTTGTAACACTACCTGCTAGTAAAGCAGTATTTGAAGATGCTACAACTAACAATGTAACATTAGCTGCTGATTTATCAGTTGCTGACGATTTAACAGTATTAGGTGGTCTTATAGATTTTAAATCAAACAGTGGTTCACCTTCACAACTTAAATTTTATTGTGAGTCAAGTAATGCTCACGCACAAACATTAACGGCGCAAGTTCACTCTGTTGGAGCAACAAACACATTAACTTTACCAGCAGGTGGCAACTCAACATTAGTTTCTGAAACACAAACACAAACACTAACTAACAAAACATTAACTACTCCAGTATTAACCACACCTATTGCTAATGCCGGTATTCAATTAAAAAATGCTGCTACTAGTGCTGGGTTTTTAGAGTTTTTTGAAGATAGTGATAATGGTACTAATAAACTAACTTTAATTGGTCCCGCAGCTACAGCAGACGTAACACTAACACTACCGGCGGTAACAGACACATTAGCTGGTATAGCAGCAACACAAACACTAACTAACAAAACTTTAACTACTCCGGTGTTAACCACACCAATTGCTAATGCAGGTATTCAATTAAAAAACGGTACAACTTCAGCAGGTTTTTTAGAATTTTTTGAAGATAGTGACAATGGCACTAATAAAGTAACTTTAATTGGACCTGCTTCAACTGCGGACGTAACAGTAGTATTACCGGCTGCAGCAGATACATTAGTCGGTAAAGCAACAACAGACACATTAACTAATAAATCAATAGACTCTGATAACAACACAATCACTAATTTAGTTAACGCTGACATCAAAGCTAGTGCGGCAATTGCCTTTAGTAAAATGGCAAATTTAACTGCATCAAGAGCCCTAGTTTCTGACGGCAGTGGTGACGTTTCGGTAAGTGCTGTAACTAGCACCGAAGTTGGATATTTAGATGGTGTAACATCAGCAATACAGACACAAATAGACACTAAAACAACCGCAGGATTTGCAGTTGCGATGGCGATCGCACTGTGATATAAGGAGATATTATGGCACAAGATTTTGAATCAACCGGTATAGTAATTACCAACTCTGAGACTAACCTATTAACGGCTAACTCAGATGATG